ATGTTTAACGAATTAGCAAAAGAAATACATGAAGGTAACGCCGCGCGCGGATTTTGGGAAGGTGATCGCAAATTAACAGAAGTTGTTATGCTTACTGTTTGTGAATTAGCCGAAGCGATTGAAGCCGACCGCGCTCAAAAGTGGGCAACCGAAACAGATATTTTACAATACAAAAATATCAGTACGCCCGAACGTTTTAAAGAAAATATCAAAGACACGGTACAAGATGAAATAGCCGATGCGATAATAAGACTATTAGATTTTAGCCATAAGTTCAATATTGACTTAGATTTTCACATTAAAGCAAAATTACAATATAATGCTTCAAGACCTTACAAACATGGTAAAACATATTAAAAACTTATGACACGTACAGAACAGCTAAGATTAAAAAAGATACTTGAATACAAAAAAGGATATTTAGATGCTTTGTTGTGGATTCAAGATCAACAGCCTTACGATGACGAACTTGAACTAAGGATTGACATATATTTACATAAAATTGAAGAACTTCAAAACAAACTAAAAGGACATGACGAATGACGAAAAAAAAGCGGCACTAATTGATAAGATTGGTGAGCAAAAAGTAAACGAATTAACCCAAAACATTTGGCTACTATTAGGCGCATTAAGCACTGCAAAATATGCCATTGCACAGTTTGAACCTAAGAAGCTAAAATTTGAAATGAAAAAACGGTTTATGGATTTACATACATCTATAAATCTATTTGTAAATAATTTCGAAAAGGCGGCCACACCAACCGAACGCGACCTACTAAATGAAAGTACCTACGACAATGTAGCCGTTATTGCCGAAGTTGTTGCGATGGCATCTACATTGCCAGAATCGCAATCAGAATGGTATTTAAACGAATGCAAAAAATTATTATTTTCAGCTTACAATAAATCACAAAATGAACTGCGTAGCGAAAGCGGTGAATAAATTGTTTCCTCATCAGGATTTAACAGAATTTTACGACCGTAAATTAGGCGTTGGTATGGGTGATATCCAGCGCATGATACCAACGGATTTATCTGTATGGCCTGTTTATTGCAACCATCACAAATGTGTTAATTTTGACCTTATAAGGCAGTTACCTAAAACCGAACATTTTATACCGTTATTTTTGTTTAGTTCTGTTATGTCGGACCGCTTTAAGCTACATTGTGAGTTTGCACTCTGGGACCGTAACACGGTTGTAGTTAATGATATTGAACACGATGCTGACGAATACTTTCAGCGTAACAAAATATTGCAAGTAGCAGCGTTAATTAAGTTTGAAACACACGAAATACTGATAGCAAAAAAGTAAAAAACCGCTGCCTAAAAAAGACAGCGGCCACACATGAAAACAGCAAAAGAGCAAACTTTATTTAGGCTCGGTATCTTTACCGGGCTTTTTTAATATATCTTTAGGATTCGGAATAAAACCTTTAAAATAACCGATAATATTAACACCTGTTGTTTGTGATACGTTTTCAAAAATTGATTTTAGTTCAATGCCACAAACAAACAAAGCAACGTAATAACTAAGTGTAATTTCAAGATCAAGCATCCACGTGAAAACCTGACTTGAAATTATCGCTAAACAATAATCATTCATTTTATTTATTGTGCGTCTAAAACCGCGCGATTGTATTTTATCACCTAATGCTTTAGCTTTTCTAACACCTGTTAAAAAATCAACTAACAGCAAAAATGATAGGCAAATAATAAGCGGCTTTAAGATAAAAAGCTGTTTCTTGATTTCGGGCAAAATCTTAATAAAATAGTTCAGCGAATCAGATGCTAATCTGAGCGAATCGGCGGTAATAGTCAGGGAATCCATCAGTAAATTTTAATGTATCGTGAAACAATTACCGCAGCAGGTGTACCAATGAAGATATACCACCACGGCAGGGGAACAAATATAACAAAGAATGTAAATGTAAATAGTGAAACCCATGTACCAAAACAGATAGGGCAGGCGCCAAGCATAGACCACGGGTTATTTTTTATATTGTTTTCTACATCATTATAAATTGATTCTACTTGTTGTAGGTATTCTTTATAAATAGTATCAGCTTCATTAGCTGTTTTGTTTTTCAGTTCTTCGTTTAGTTCCTTATCGCGTTTTTGCTTCCACGCGTTATATTTTGCCCACACACGGTTTTTTTCTTTTGCTTCAAAGTCTAAGTATAGTTTAGAAATAAACTTGCCGTAAGCGGAAAATATACGCCCAGAATAATATTCTCCCTGAATAGGTGAACCGATGCAATAATGCAAAAACTTAATTGCAAATGCTGCAAAAATTGAAAGTGTTATAAGTGATAGCATTATAAAGGCGGAAATGGTGGCGATGGTTTAGGTTTATATTCTATCAAAGGTAATGTTTTTACCCACATAAATTCAGGATTAACGCAAAATTCCATTTCCTCTGTGCTGATTATCCATTGGTCGAAGTCATCCTGAATTGGGTTAAAATAGCTGTCATCGTCGTAAAGCTGACCAATAAGGCTATCTTTTTGCGATTCTGTTAAAAGTCCTACGTATGTCATACTTGTCTTGCTAAAGTTGTGTTAAATGCCTGCACGGCTGTGTAAAAATTTGCTGCATCTGTATCTGTTAAGCCGTCACCGATAGAAGCAAAAGCGCATTGTTTTGTAGAATATAAAGGTGAAGCGCCAGAATTTAAAGCTGCAAGCCAAAAAGTTCTTGTACTTAATCCAAAACTTGCTGTTGTTCCTGTTGCTACCTTTGTGCTATTTCTCCAACCGTTTATTACACTTGCGCCTGTTCTATTGCCTATATAAAACGCTCTGCTATCCGCATCTGAATAAGATATATAAGTACCTTGTGAATTTACAGCATAATAAGTTATTCCGCTGGTTCTTATTTCAAGTAATGTACGAGGGTCTCCGAAGTTACCTGCTGTCGAGCTTCCAATTTCAATTTCCGTTCCATTACTTTGAGTTCTGCTATAATAAGAAACATGACTACTGTTTAATAATAAGCTTGTATTTGGAGTTAAAAAAGTATCTGCGTACGCATTTGTGCCATTAGGCAATGCACCATTTGAACTATGAGTCCATCCACCATTAAACACTAAGCGAAAAGCCGCATTAGTATCAGCAGGATTTATTAAGTTAAACTTATGCGTTGTAGCAGTACCACCTACGAAAGGATAAATCGCTTTAAATTTTTGCCAAATATTATTAGCCTTTAGTGATAGTACTAAGGTATTGATAGCAGTTTTTTGCGTGTTATCTGTAATGCCTGCTGCCGTAATAAACGCCTGCGCATCGGGGTCATAAGCAACCCCAAAAGAATAAGGATTTATAATCATCTTGTTCCGATTAAAGTAATTTTAAGACCAGTTGCAGTACCGTTCCCGATTTGGTCAATGTCAATAGTTATTTCGCTGTCGTCTGTTAGTGCAGATGTCGTAATAGTTGCAGCTGTTGCAGCCGTTGTGCTTGTTTTTTCTGTATTGTCAATTGTCAATTTAGTGCCCAAAACAGATGTGCCGCCTTGATTTATGTCAACGGTGAATATAGAACCGCTTGCTTGTGCCGTTGTAAGCGAAGCACGTACCGAAGTTAGTGTCATTGCGTGTGGCATTCTGAATGTTACCTTTGCCGTTCCAGTTGTTAAAGCTGTAGTTTCATCGCTCGCAGCAAGTTGTATCTCGACAGCTTGTCTTGTATCGTTTTGTACATGCAATAAAATATGTCCATCGGTTGCGCTTTTTTTAGCGACATAACCAACAACAACTATATAATTAGGTGATGCAGGTTTAACATTTGTAAATGCTCCCGGTGTTGCTGTACTTAGATACAAAATATCACCTTCAGTAAATGCGTTTGTGTTAACTCCGTGAATTATACCATTTATAGCTACAAAGCCGTTGCTACTATCTGCGATGTCTTCAGCGACAATTCCAAAGGCTGTTTCGCTATTTGCAACGGTGTCTGCTTGTGCTAAGTTTATACCAACAAATCCACCTGCAACACCAACAACCTTCACTACGCTGCCTTTAGTTATTGTAGAACCGCTTGTGTTACGTGCCTTAACTACTAATTGTTGACCAACCTTATTTTTTAAACCGCCTTGTAAACCTAAATCTAAAGTACCATCTGTGTTGTTCCACGCCAATTCACCAACTGCAACAGAATGTGCTGCTGCTGTGTCAAAGTCTAAGTAATCCAAGTCTATAATTCCAGCATTTGCCGAATTACCAAAACCTAAAACACTTGCTAAGTCTTGTGAACCACCGCCACCGCTAACTACAAAAAAAAAATCAGTACTTAACAATTGGGCTAAGTCGGCACAATCACCTGTAAAAGGTATTGCAGCGGCTGGTACTACTTCAGTATTTTGAACCGTTGCCGGGTCAATGTATTCAACGCTGCCGTTGTCTTGAACTACTTTAACGCTGCCGTTAACGTTACATTCAATTTCTACGATATCAGGGCTAAGGCTGTTTATAAAATCGCCCGATGTCGAATCATAAATAGCTACATTACCATTTGCGAGTTTTACTATGTCTATCATTTTTTATAAGTTTATTTCATTATTATATAATCCTACTTTAGTACTAAATTCAATGCAATCATATTCGATGCCGTCAACTTCAATTTTAACTACCTCACCGTTAGGGTCAATTATCTGGCCAGTATATGTGTAATTTTCGTTTAGGTTTGGCATTGTAAAAATAACTGTTTCACCATCTAAAACATCAATACTGTAATAAACAGAAATACTTCCAAAACTAAGCTGCAAAACCCATACACCTTCAGTTAGCGCATCTGCAACAATACCTGTATTAAATACAGCATCACAACTGTTAAGACAGCCCAAAATTAACGTATTTTCACAACAATTACAACAAGCCATATATATAAATTTAAATATTTTCTAAAAAAGGGGGTATTGATTCCAACCCCCTACTAATTGCCCCAAGGTAGCGAAATTTGGCGGCATAGTGATTCTAACATATCGTGAATGGTTTGCACTTTTCATTTAGTGCTAAATCATATCTTAATTCAAAATCAATACTAACTATTTGCATTAAACTTTGCAATGTCTTTGCATCTTTACCTGTTTCTGAAGCGTAAACAGTCCATGGTAGTATTTCATTTGATACAGGAAACAAACGCGGGTTAACTATTGCGTATTGCCATTGTACGCCCTTAAAATTCGCACCATACAGCGCAAACTTAACCGAATCTAATAACATACGCGGATCAGCGCATAAGTTCCAAAAAACTAATTTAAATGGAACACGCACATCCAATTCGATACCACAACTTCCGCGCTTTGTATTTGCTGCTTTTCTTGTTTCCGAAACAATACCATTAGTACGGATATAATAGCCCGCTCCCGAGGTGTCTGTGATGCCAACATAGTTTCGTGTTCCGTTTTGCGTAACATTTAAACTAACAACCTGCCCAGCAGTATCTTTTACAGCTATGCCATTACCGTTAACGTTTACATTTACGGCTGACATTGCAGTATCAATTTGCTTAATTAGTTCGGTTATTATGTTTTGTGTTACGTACATTATAATAAATCTATTTCTTCTAAAATTGCTAATAGTTCATTTCGTGCGGCCGTTTCGCCCATTTCGCGTTCATCTATTGATACCGTTGAAATGTCTTTTGCAAACCTATCTTCATTAAAAACCATTATATTTGCCATTTCATCATTAGTATAAGT